ACTTACTTAGGAAATCCTCTTTTAAAGGCTGCATACATCCAACAAGATTGGACAGAGGAACAGGTAGGCGAATATGTCCGTTGTCAACAAGATCCTCTTTATTTTGTCAACCAACACATAAAAATTGTTTCAGTTGATGAAGGGTTAGTAGAATTCGATGTTCGTGATTATCAAAAAGAAATGATCAACAGATTTCATAATGAAAGATTTGTGATCTGCAAAATGGCCCGTCAATCTGGAAAATCAACCACTATTCTTGCATATCTTCTCCATTATATTCTTTTTAACGAAAATGTTTCAGTTGCAGTTCTTGCAAACAAGAAATCTACTGCAATGGAACTTCTTGGAAGATTACAACTCGCATACGAACATATGCCCAAGTGGTTACAACAAGGAATTCTAATATGGAACAAAGGAAACATCGAGCTGGAAAACGGCTCAAAGATTCTTGCAAGTTCAACATCTGGTTCTGCAATTCGAGGTGGTAGTTTTAATATCATTTTCCTAGACGAATTTGCATTCGTTCCATCCAATATTTCTGAAGAATTTTTTAGTTCTGTCTATCCTACAATTTCATCTGGTAAAACTACGAAAGTATTCATTGTTTCTACACCAAACGGAATGAATATGTTCTACAAGTTATGGTCAGATGCAGAAGAAGGACAGAATGATTATTCTCCTATTTCTGTTCATTGGTCGCAAGTTCCAGATCGTGATGAGCAATGGAAAGAAAAAACGATACGAAATACTTCTGAACGGCAATTTCAACAAGAATTTGAATGCTCGTTTCTAGGAAGCTCCAATACACTTATTTCCACAGAAAAACTTCTTGCAATGCCGTTCAAGCAACCATCATTTTCTCATGAAGGTTTGAATGTTTACCAAGAACCAGTTTTAAATCACACATATGTTATAGTATGTGATGTGGCCAGAGGTGTAGGACTTGATTATTCCGCATTTTCAATCTTTGATGTTTCTAAACAACCATATCGACAAGTCGCAAAGTACAGAAAAAATGATATTTCTCCTATGCTATATCCGAATGTAATTTACACAACTGCACAGAAATATAATGATGCTTTTATTTTGGTGGAAGTAAACGACATAGGACAACAAGTGGCCGATATTCTTTATCATGACTTAGAATACGAAAATATGATGATGGTTACACTTCATGGTAGAAATGGCCAACAAATCGGAGGTGGTTTTTCTAAAAATGTCTCAATGGGAATTAGGACAACCAAACAAGTCAAACGAATTGGATGTGCGACTCTCAAGGATTTAATCGAAAGAGATAATCTTTTAATTGATGATTTTGATACTATCTCAGAACTAACAACTTTTATCGGCAAGAGTACTTCATGGGAGGCCGATGATGGGTGTAATGATGATTTGGTGATGACTTGTGTTTTATTTTCTTGGTTGGTTCAACAAAGATACTTTAAAGAATTGACAGATCAAGACATACGAGAAAAAATGTTTGCAGAACAAGCAAAAATTATTGAAGAAGAATTGACTCCATTTGGAATTATTGATAATGGTTTTGATCCAGATGAACATTCTATTCCAGGCGATACTAATGTATGGACTCCTGCTACAAAACAGCCAGGACAATTTGAGTATTATTAAATATAATCTGATTTCTTAACTTCTTTTTCAAAACCAAAATCATCGTCTTCTTCTTTATTTTCAATTGTTAGCATCAAAAGAAGAGCATCAATTTTTTCTTCCAAATCTGGTCTAACACTTCTTAATCGGAAAAGATATTTTACACTTTCTCTTTCAATCATTTCTTTACTAACACGAACAGAAGTGTAACTTCTTTTGTTTTGACTTTTGGTTTGAAGTTCTAGATGTTCTGGATTTACACAGCCACTATTTTCACAAGTTTGATGAACAACCATATTTTCTGCAATATCTCCCCTATGAAGAAGATATGCAAATCGATGTGCGGGCATAGATTTACCATCATAGGAAAACATACCATAGCCTTGTTTTTGTCTGGCTGCAGTCCAATTATGACAATCTGTTGATTTTGTTATCTTTGCATTGAATCTATCAATGGCTTTTTGCGGAAACTTCATGTTTACAGTACACTAAATATTATTCATCAATTATGATTATTTATAAATATTTCAAGAGTAACCTATACTTATCGCAAAACTCAAAAAATTTAACGGAGATTAGATATGCCCTTTCAAGTAAGTCCAGGCGTAAATACTTCAGAAATTGACTTAACAGGTGTTGTAGTCGCAGCTGGTACATCAACTGGTGGTCTAGCAGGACGATTCCGCTGGGGCCCAATCGAAGAAGTAACTCTGGTAACAGACGAAGATAATTTGGTTCAATTATTTCAAAAGCCAGATGATGATAACTTTGAAACCTTTTTTACTGGCGCAAATTTTCTATCGTATTCAAACGCATTAAACGTAGTTCGAGCTGCAAACACTACTACAGGTAATGCTGCTGCACCAGATAATGCTGCCGCAAATACTGCTGCATACACAGCAATGATAGTAAAAGATTCAGAAAATTATTACCAAACTTTTGATCCAGAACAAGGTGGAGCAATTGGTGGTGGAATATCCAACTTTGCAAACAATGGCCCTTTTATTGCAAAATGGGCAGGAGAACTAGGAAATAGTTTAAAACTTTCAATATGTCCTGGCGATAGAGCTGCATCAGATGGAAATCTTTCTGGAACATTTGCATGGACTGCATCGAGTGGTGCTCTTGCAGGAGCAAGTTCTCCACTTTTCATGGATGAATTAAGAGTTGGTGATTTAATTAAGATTTCTGGTGAAACAGGAAACCATTTAATTACTACAATTACGAATGCATCTACTGCTGTTGCTGTTGCATTAGATTCTTCTGATTCTGCTGATGTTTCCGCAACAACTGCAACTAGAATAAAAAGATCTGCATTCTCAACTCCTTCAGGTCAAATGAAAGGAACTGTAGAAGTTACTGCTGATTCTACAACAGTAACAGGAACAGGAACATTATTTGATATTCAAATGACAGTTGGAGATACAATTACTGTTAATGGTGAATCAAAAAGAGTAAAAACCATTACAAGTAATACTGTAATTGTAACGGAAGAAAAATTCCTTGCTGCTGCAAGTTCTCAAGCATATTCAAGAGAATGGGAATATAAAGGTGCTTTCAACGAAGGCCCACCAACAACATCCGCTTTTGCAGACAATAGAGATATGGCAAATGATGAAATTCATATTGCTGTAGTTGACGAAGATGGAGAATGGACAGGAACAAAAGGAGAAGTTCTTGAGGCATGGGGAAATCTTTCAGTCGCAAGTGGTGCAAAAGATGATCAAGGAGAAGATGTTTTTTATAAGAATTACATCAACAAGTTCTCAGCATATATGTGGTGGTTAGATCATCCAACAATCAATTCAGTTGACCAAGCAGGAAATGGTACTCTTGTAACAAGTGGAACTGCAACTTTCAGAGCATGGGGTGCAACTGCAAATTCATCTGGAACTCAAACTACAGACGAATTCTACAATGGATCAGTACCATTGACTTTAAGTTTTCAAGGTGGAGATGATGGAACTGGCCCTTCGGCTGCAGATACTATTCGTGCATACGATAAACTAAAATCAGCAGAAGATGTTGATGTTTCATTGTTGATGACTGCAAATCATGGTTCTACAGTTGTTCGACATTGTATCGGAAATATTGCAGAATCACGAAAAGATTGTCTTGCTTTCTTCTCACCAGAAAAAGCAGATGTGGTAGGAGTTACAAACTCTTCAACTGCAACGGACAATGTAATTGATTATAGGGATACTGTAAATCAGAATTCCTCATATGCAGTTATGGATTCTGGATACAAGCATATGTTTGATAAACACAACGACAAATTCCGCTATGTTCCATTAAACGGAGACATTGCAGGATTGTGTGCAAGAACTGATGCAGATCGTGATCCTTTCTTTAGTCCAGGCGGGTTTACAAGAGGACAAATTAAAGGAGTTGTTAAACTTCCTTTTAATCCAAAGAAAGCAGAACGTGATAAATTGTATCAATCACAAGTTAATCCAGTTGTTTCGTTTCCAGGCGAAGGTACAGTCCTTTTTGGTGACAAAACACAATTAACTAAACCATCTGCGTTTGATCGTATCAACGTAAGACGATTGTTCATCCTTCTGGAAAAAGCAATTGCAAATGCTGCAAGATTCCAGTTGTTTGAATTCAATGATGAGTTTACACGTTCTCAGTTTGTATCAATGGTTGAACCTTTCTTGCGTGATATTCAAGGAAGAGGTGGAATTCAAGACTTTAGAGTAATATGTGATGCATCGAATAATACTTCTCAAGTGGTTGATGCAAATCAATTTAGGGGAGACATTTTCGTTAAACCATCACGTGCTATCAACTTCATTCAGTTGAATTTTGTTGCTGTACGAAGTGGAGTGGAGTTCTCTGAAGTTGCTGGTGCTGTTTGATATAAATAATTAAAACAAACATAGTTTGGAGAAATAACAAATGGCAACAAGTTTATCAACATTCAAGTCGGCTCTCACTCATGGGGGAGCCCGACCTAGTTTATTTGAATTTGCTATTACTGCTGCACCATCGGGAGTTGAATCTTCTTTAGCTTCAGTTAATTTATATTGTAATGTTTCTGAAATACCTGGCCTTACAGTTACACCAATAGAAAGAGTATACAAAGGTAGAACTGTAAAAATTCCAGGCGATATGGTATTTGCTGATCTATCAACTACCATTATTAATACTGAAAATTTTAGTGTTAGAAGTGAAATTGAAAAATGGATGGAAGAAATAAATTCAACTGTAAAAAACGAAAGTGTTTCAGATTCAGATTTTGGAACTGGAACTGGTGTATTAACTCATTATCAAAAAGGTGGTGATAAAACAATGGAATATACTTTTGTGGATATTTGGCCCACTTCAGTTGCAGAAATTGCATTAAGTTATGATACTGCTAGTGATATAGAACAATTTGATTGCACATGGGCATATAACTACTATACATTTAAAGGAAGTGGTGTAGCTGTGACTGGCAACCCAACTCAGGATTAGGAAAAAACTATTATGGGACTAGCAATTACAGATTTTAAATCAAACATGGCAGCTGCAGGTGGAGGTGCTCGACCAAGTTTATATGAAGTAGATATAAATGGAAAAACAGCTGCTCTGTCTTTTACTACTAATCAAAATATTCTTTGCAAAGCAACATCTTTTCCTGCTGCAACTATAGCACCTCTTCCAGTAAATTATGCAGGAAGAGCATATAAATGGAATGGTTTTAGAACATTTGATAATTGGACAGTTACAGTAATCAATGATGAAGATTTTGCAGCTAGAAATAAAGTGTCCCAATGGATGAGACTTATTTCGGGTAAATTTGATGGAGAAAGATCTTCATTATTTGGAGATCAATTAGTTGGAAAAAATTGGTTTGATGGAGATGCAACAGTTACCCAATTAGGAACTGATGGAAAAGCAAAATCAAAATATAAATTTCATTACTTATGGCCAACAGAAATATCAGGAATTCCTGTTGATTGGTCTAGTGATGCTATCCAAGAATATACTATAACTTGGGCATATGATTATTGGGAACATATCAGTTAATATAATAGTAGTAAAATGAATGGCTTTCGCAGTTACAGATTTCAAATCGGGATTACGACAGGGAGGGGCTCGGCCTTCCCTGTTTTCAGTTGAATTAAATTATCCTTCCCCAATACAACCACACCAAATTGGAACTTTTAACTCTTCTGAATTTTTAGTTAAAAGTGCATCTATTCCTACAAGCACTCTTGGTTCATATGATGTATTTTATCATGGGAAAGCAATAAAAATTGCTGGTGATCGTACTTTTGATACATGGGAAACTACAATTATTAATGATGAAGATTTTGCTATTCGTTCTAGAATAGAAGAATGGATAAATCTCATTTCAAATCATACACTAAATACAAGAGACAGTCGAATGCCTTCAAATATAAAAGAAGGTGAAAATGCAGATTATAAACAGGAAATGACTGTAAAACAATATGGAAAAGATGGTAATATTAAAAGAAAATATACGTTTTCTGGAATATTTCCTACTGCAATAGGTGCAATTAATTTAGATTGGGGAACTCAAGACATAGAAGAGTTTACTTGTACTTGGACTTATGATAAATGGACTGCTGTTGGAGGTGGTTCGGGATCAACTAGAGATTTTTAGGAGAAAATAATGGCATTTGAAATATTTGGTTTCAAAATTGAAAGAAGAAGTCAAGAAAAACCTAACGCAAATATTCCTGCGTTTACCCTTCCAGAAAATGATGATGGATCGTTGATGACTTCTGGAGCCGGTGCATACGGCTCATTTATGGATATGGAAGGTCAATTTAAGTCAGAAATTGATCTACTGTTGAAATATCGAGAAATGTCTCAAACATCAGATTGTGAAATCGCAATAGACAATATTGTTAATGAATCAATAGTACAGGATGGTACTAACCCACCAGTAAATATTGTCTTAGATCAAACAGATTTAACAGAATCAATTAAGAAAAAAGTTCGAGAAGAGTTTACAAGAGTTCTCGATTTATTGAACTTCAACAATTTTGGCCACGATATTTTTCGTAGATGGTATGTTGAGGGAAGAATCTATTATCATATAATGATAGACGAAAACAATCCTCAACTTGGAATTGTTGAACTTAGAAGTCTAGATGCAACGAAAATCAAAAAAGTAAAACAAGTCAAGCAAGAAAAAAAAGGTGATAAAAAAATAGAAGTAAACATACAACCTTTATACAATTATAATGAAGCAGGATTGGATTCTAGATCTAATCAAGGAATTATGATTGCTGCAGATAGTATTGCATATGCAACATCTGGAATTCTAAATCCAAAGAAAAATTTAGTTCTATCTTACCTACACAAAGCAATCAAACCATTAAATCAACTTAAAATGGTGGAAGATGCAATTGTAATTTATCGTATTTCACGAGCTCCAGAACGAAGAATTTTTTACATTGATGTAGGTAACTTACCAAAAATTAAAGCAGAACAATATATTCGTGACATTATGACACGATACAAGAATCGTTTGGTCTATGATTCTGATACTGGTGAAGTAAAAGATGATCGTAGACACCAATCAATGTTGGAAGATTACTGGTTGCCACGAAGGGAAGGTGGAAGAGGAACAGAGATTACCACACTTCCTGGCGGAGAAAATTTAGGACAACTAGAAGATGTTGAATTCTTTCAAAAGAAGTTGTACAAGTCATTACACGTTCCTGTATCTCGCTTAGAGGCTGACTCTGGATTCTCTTTGGGGAGAGAAAGCGAGATTAC